TAGCTGACAACATCGTTTTTGCTCGTGAGTTCATAGAAAAGATTTCTAAACATACTCGGCCAGAGCGTCGGAAGGAGGAAGGTCTACGTGTATACGCTGACTACAACCCAGAGCACGATTACCAAATGGGTATCGACTGTGCAGAAGGAGCTGACACAACAGAAGATACAATGCGTAAATCCCCTAAAGATAACGCCGTTATAGTTATTTGGGACAAGACCGCTGATGAAGAAGTAGCTATATTTTCTGCTAAAGTTTCACCGCGCGTACTGGCTCACAAAGCAGTTGAGTACGCTGCAAAATATGGTGACCCGTTGATGGTTCCTGAAATGAACTCTATGGGAGCTGCTCTGCTAGATAAGTTAGATGAGCTTGGCTACAGCAACATTTATCGGCGCAAAGAATATGACCGAGTCTTAAAGAAGCAACTAAAAAAACTTGGTTTTCGAACTACTGCATCAACTAAGATGTTACTCATATCTCACTTTGAGGAATTGTGTCGGTTACGAGAACCAAAAATACACACGCGCGAAACGTATGAGGAAATGAAAACCTTTGTCTACACTGACGTTGCAAAGAAAAAAGGAGCTGGAGCACAAGACGGATTTCACGATGACAAGATTATGGCTACATTATTGGCTGCCTTTGATGAAGACCCTGTACGGCCTGGTTCAGCGCATTATTCCGAGCGTGCTACACTTAGAGGTGACGACATCACTCCATCGGTTACCGTTGTCAATGGTCGTATCCGCCCAGATGAAATGTTTACTGAAGGGAGGAAGGTTAATTGGAAAGTCACATAGCTATGAAAGATGAATATATTACATTTGGAGAAGATACTCCCAATGACAAACTTTGCGAAAAAATCGACAGCTGGGTAAAAACCTCCCAGACATATCATGACTCTTTAGTTGCACACCAAAACAAAATGGTGCGCTATTACGAAGGTAACCAAACTGATAGAGACCAAGTTGCTCCACACAACTCTGATTCGGTGTATAACCGTATGTTTGAGGCGATTGAGACTATTATTCCAATCATTACTGGTGGTGCTCACGCTTTTGTTGCTATGCCAGCCCTAGAGAATGAAATCTCGATGGCTCGTTCACAACGGGTGCAAAAAGTTTTAAATCAAAAGTACGAAGACCTAGAGATTCGAAGAAAGCTAGAAAACATATCGCGTGACATGATGCTCAAGCGGTATGGTGTCTTGGAATACGGCTGGGATATTGATACAGATGACGTTGGTGTTTGGGTTCGTGACCCGCGAACAATCCTAATACCAAAATACCGAGTAGACCCACACGACCTACCGTATGTGATTAAACTAGCTGAATTTGATGAAGATGATTTGTTGCGTTACTTCCCTGATTTATCGGAAGATGATAAACAAAATCTACAAAAAGGAGTGAATATCCAAGTTGGAGACGGAACTAGTGAAGCTGACAGTGAAATGTATCAAGTAATGGTGGTATACACCGATGAGTTTTGGGTATGGAAGCAAGGCGACGTTATCCTAAAAAAGATGAAAAACCCGTTCTACGATTGGGATGGAGTAGAAATTGAAGAGCTGGAAACTGACCAGAACGGTAAGGTGAAAACGTATAAGAATATTTTATACGCTAATCACTTAGTACGGCCACAAAAACCGTTCATCTTCTTTTCTCCGTTCACCACTGGTGACGCGCCTGTCGCCCAGACTTCCTTAGCTGAGATTGCTTTACCAATCCAAGATGACATCAACGTCGCCAAGCGTCAGATTTTAGATAACCTTCGCCGAATGGGTAACGGGCAAGTTTATGTAGACACAGATGCTCTCCCACAAGAAGTAATCGACGCAATCACCAACGAGCCTGGTCTTATTTTGATGGGTAAAAACCTAGCTTCTGAAAACCGTATTCGTCGAGAAGCAGCGGTACAGATTCCTGCGTCTCATTTCTCAAACTTGATGGACTCCGTACAAGCATTTGATAACGTCTTCGGTACACACGGTGCGCTACGAGGAAACGCTGATTCAGAAACTCTTGGTGGCCAGATTCTTAATCGAAACCAAAACTTATCTCGTGTTGAGCAGCTGACCCGTGAACTTAACCGCGGGGTCGCAAGGTTAGTAGACGGTTTGGTTCAAATGATGAAGATGTACTATACCGAACAGAAAGCGTTTCAATATCTTGGGAAAGATGGTTCGGTTGAGTTCCTAAAGTTTATTAACGATGACATTGAAGATGGGGTAGTTATCAATACTAAATCAGGCACACCGCCAGTTCTCGACCCAGTTGGTCGGTACAACCAAGCTATCCAGCTCTGGCAACTAGGTGCGCTTGACCCAGAAACCTTATTTGAACGTCTAGAGTTTGCTGACCCGAAGATTACGGCGCAAAAGCTAGCAGCATGGAGAGCTGGGCAAGTTGTCTTTGAATCACAAATTCGTCAGCAAGAAGCTCAGGCAGGTGCCGAAGCTCCTGCTAGTACAGATGTTCCTGAAGCAGACGGAAGTGCAGAGCGGGATGTAGAAACACCAAACGATGCAGTTCAGCGAGGAAATGACAGCCTCGGTGGAGGTGGTACAGCCCCCCTGACGAACACGCCAAACATGTAATGGTATAATGTAAGTACTATCGTGAATGGCGCGGTAAGTTCTTCCAACATTGCATAAAAATATTGTTAACTCCAACTCGTATAAACGCTCACAAATACTCTCGTGAGCGTTTTGCATTTGTAGAGTGTGATATTATTTAATTGGGACAAAACCCTCCAAATGAATTTAGAAGGAAAATAGGACTAAACCTGAAAAGAATATGACACCAACCTACGCCCATCCGCTGAGCAACATTTTAATACAGCTGCAAATTGCACTGATGAACATGTTTACTTTTATGGCGGGTAAAGCCGACGATGACGATAAAGGATTCGAAGGCGACGACGCTTGGGATGACGATAGCGACCTTGGCGATGACGACGACAAAGGCGACGACGATGATGATTCAGACGATGATGATTCAGACGACGACGATGATGACGACGACGACGACAAGAAAAAGTCTGATAAAAAGGACAAATCAGCTATTGTTCAGAAGAAGCGGTATCGAGACCAAGCAAAAAAACTGCAAAAAGAGCTTAAAGACCTCAAATCTAAAGATAACTCTGATGGGTTGTCTGCTGAGGAAAAGAAGGAACAAGCTGCCAAGCAGTATCTAGCAACCACCATTCGTGACGTTCTTAAAGAAGTGGAGAAAGAGGAGCAATCCAAATCTGCCAAAGAACAAGAAGCGTTTGACGAGGAGTTAGAAGAGGTGCTCGATGAAAACGATTCCATCAGCGAGAAGAAGCTAAGAAGCGTAGCCGAAGAATTTGAGGTCAACCCAAAAGTTGCTCTCAAGATTATCGAACGAGAACGGAAGCTCACTAAACGTGAGAAGCCAAAAATTCCTAAAGAAAAGCGGGCAAGCACCAGCATTTCTAAAGGAGATAAGGGTGGTGACGATAAGAAACCATCTTCTCTCGACGATGTCGCGCGACGAATCAAAGCTGCTATCTCGGAATAAAATTATCCGTTAGCAAACTAACTTCATGTCACAGTTAAGTAATTTCGTTACTTCGGTAACAGAGAACGAGTTTCTACCCGTAGTCGTTGATAACGCCTACGATGGAAACGCACTATTCATGCGTTTGAAAGACAAGCGCAAGAACTGGTCAAGTGGAGCAAAGCTGACAATTCCTACTCAGGTATCTGAGCGTACACAAGGTGGTTCATATACAGGAGCAGACACATTTGGTACTGCACAGGAAGATGTCCGAAAGCAATTCGAAGCTGACCCAAGCCAGTATTACTGGAACGCAACCATTACAGGAATCCAAGCCTCAGCCAACAAAGGTAAACGAGCAATCGTAGACCTTATGACAGAGGAATTTCGGTCTATTGGAATGGCGATGAAAGACCGTATGGGTACAGACCTATACGGCGATGGTACTGGAAACAGTAACAAGAACTTTACTGGTCTTGTTTCACACGTAGATGATGGTACGAACGTAAGTACATACCAGAACCTATCGCGAACCACTTACCCAACATTGAAGTCTACTCTGACTGCACAGTCAGGAGCACTTGGTCTTGATGACCTTGCAACAGACTTCGATGCAGCCCAGGTCGGCAGCGACCACCCAACTCTAGGTGTTACTACCCCAGCGGTATTCAGCATTTACGAGGCACTTCTTACACAAAACTCTCGATACCAAGTTGTTCAGAACTCTGAACGATTTACGCTTACCGCAGCAGGTATTGAAAAAGCTGGTGTAACAGGTAACGCAGGGTTTACAGGTCTTATGTTCCGAGGAATGCCTATCATTTCTGATGATAAGTGCCCTACAGGAAACCTCTTCATGTTGAACGAGAACTATCTCGATATGTATGAAATGAGTGCAGACCCTAACTTTGTGCAGGGAACGAAAGAAGGATTCGCTTGGACTGGTTGGAAGAAGCCAACCAATCAGGATGTTATTGTTGGCCAAATCCTATGGTACGGTCAGCTGGTCGGAACACAACCTCGCAAGCACGCTCGCCGAACTGGTATTACTAGCTAGTCTTAATTTTATTGAATTATGCCTAAGACAACTGGATTCTCAGAAGCAATTGAGCAAGATGTTCACGCAACATCTACCGTTGCTCGCGCAAAACTCGGCGACAAAGTACACACCGCAGATGGTCGTACTTATCGCTACGCAAAAGCTGCTGGCACTGCACTAGATGCAGGTAAGCTCGCCGTAGCTGCCACGCTTGTAGCAAACCACACTAATATCGCTGTAGCTGCTGCTGCCGATATTGGTGCAACGCAAATTACCGTTACCCTTGGTGCGACTGCTGCTACAGTCAATCAATACACCGAAGGTTTTGTCACCATTAGCGATGCTGCTGGTGAAGGGATTGCGTACAAGATTGCCAGTCACGGTGCTGCTGATGCTTCAGCTGACCTCGTACTCAATCTTGAAGACCCAATTCGGGTTGCCCTTACTACTTCATCTGAAGTAATCCTGACATACAACTTGTTTGACAATGTTGTTATTTCAGCGATTGACCAAGCTGATGCAGCTGTTGGTGTTCCCAACGTCGCTGTAGGCGCAGATGAGTACTTCTGGGCGCAAACTGGTGGGTTGTGTGCTGTCCTCGCAGACGAAGCTGCTGCTGCTGGTAACACACTCACTATTGGCTCTAGTACCGCTGGGTCGGTAGAAGTGCTTGATGGAATTGGTGAACAGCAA